TTATATTCCCTAACCGTTACCGCAACCATGCCACCCGGGCGATTCTTAACGCCGTGGCCTCGCTCTATTGCCAGGGCATAAGGTAGATTATTCATAAAATATATCTTATCACCGAGTTTCAGCCTACCCACTGTGGCCTCGTAGCCCTCGCCTGTGGCCTCTACAGCTTTGGAGGGTGCGCCGATACTACTTTGCCAGTTACCACGCAGGCGGCCAGTGTCAACCGGCGTGCGGGTTACTATTTTGGCAAACATACCAAGCGCCGTGCCCCTAAACACCTTTTCAGCCTCGCCATTAGCGATCTGACTAAATTTTTTAACCTGGCCACTAAAGCTCATTTTCGTAACTGCAGCTCGTAAATAACTACAACGCCTCCTGGGCTGGTTGGCTTCACGTTCATTACTCGGTAAGTAATCCCGTTCACCGGTACAGTATCGCCTAAAACTGGCTCTGTTGCTGAGGCTTCCATTAGGAAACGTACATCACCGCGCTGTACCAGCGTTCCATCAATTTCATTCTTATTATAATCAAAAGCCGCACCATAGGCAGTAAAGGTACTGGAGCTTGATGTGCGCACACCTAAAACGGGGTCAAATACGGTAGTGGTCAGATGGGTAAATGTGACCTGCTGCCCCTTGTCAATTAGCAGCCTTAATGCCGTGGCGGCTAAATCGCTATAAAAAGAATTAGACACGATATGAGGCAGCCATTTGTTTGGTTAATTTGTATAATTTGGTTTCAGCAGCAGCCAAATAAGTCGTAGCCTGGGCTGATCCAGAATATTCAACCTCAATATCGCCCACTTTTTCGCGCTTGGTTTCCCGTGCCTGATTAGCTAGTGGGTTGGTCCCACCGTCAATCCCAATGGCTATTTCCATCTGAGCCTCTTTAAGCAACAGGGGAATAGAGTCAGAATCAAGATAATAACCATCAACTACTGCCCCGAAGCGCGGCCATTGCAGAGCCTGGGCTTTGGTTAATTTGCTGCCGATAAATACCTTAGATTCAAGGTAATCCATAGCCTTGATAAGTATCTCTGAGGCTGAGCCGTTAGTGGCGCCAAGCGTGATAGCGCGCTCAAGATTATAGGCAGTTAATTCAGCCTCGGTAGCGTAACTGGTCGCGTTGGCCAGGCCGGTTCCATCTTCTGGTGTAATAGTAGCCATGTGCTAACCCTCTAAATGCCCTTGTATCTTCATTGCAAAAAAATCAAGTGCAGTAATATCATCCTGTACATACACTTCAAACCTGTCACCCATATCACCGTCTAGGCGTAATATCGCACCAGTTTCAGCAAACGTACCACGCCCGGATGTACCGTATGAACCACCACCACCCGATCTATTATCAAACTCGACATCAAACATATCAGTTTTTATATCGGCATTTGTTTTCCAATTTGTTAACGTACCGTATTGCCCGTTAACTTTTACACGTATCAATACACCATTTGCTAACGCTGTTAAATTACCAAACAGACCTAAATCACCGGCAGTGCCGTGTCTCATTGAAAACAATAAACGAGCTATGTGCCATACAGCGCCCGGTGGTGGTTCGCCATAATATTCTTGTGGCGCAACCATTGTACCGGCTTGTCCAACCTTTGCCATATCCACAACTACCTGATTAACATCATCACCTATGGAATGTGCAAAGTCTAAACGCCTATCTAGTGTTAATACATTACCGGCAATAGCTGTAATTTGTGAGTGGGTAGTTTCGATGGCGGTAGTGTTTACATGAAGAAAACCACCCACTATAAACCCGGTAGCATCTGCTACTTCAATTGTATAATCATTTGCAAGAGAAGCTACAGCAAGTGTGGATGCTACCGCTGTATCTTGATGCACGTACTGGTTAATTACTACATTGTGTACATCGGCAGTATGTACATCAATGGCGCCGCCTAATGATTTAATAGGTGAACCATCAGCGGCATATAATGCAATTGGTAGTGGGTTATCAGGCGTGACAATCTGAGGGTCTGCGCCCTCTTGATTGCTCGCCACGGTAATTAATATACCGTTTTTAGCCATTAGGATTTACTCAGCGTCAGTAGATTTTGTTTTAGCTTTTGACTTGGTTTTAGCTTTTGACTTTGATTCTTCTGCGGAGCCAACAACCTTATCGCCTTCCTTGAGATCGGATTTATTAATTACTATATAGCCATAATCATTATCGGATTTAATCGCTACAGTAGGGCAGGTTTCGCTCATTAGAATTTCCTCTTTCGTGGTTAGTACCATCAAAAATGCCGCCTACCTGTGAGAGTAAGCGGCATTGGTAAGGCACTACTTAGCCAAGCAGCAAAGCGATATGTTCTTCTTTCCAGGCTTTTACACCGTAGAGAGCATCAACAGCAATCATGGCTTTCTTACGGCCTTTATAGATGCTGATACCGAAGGACAAACCACTATGCGGGTCAGTAACCATCATAGTGTCAGATGCAGCATCACCGCCAACAGGGTCAGCAGGCGGGCGCATTGCAAGCTCGACAGCAGAGCGGGCAAAGCCCAAGTTGTTGGCATGAGTCGCAAGGACAGTAAGCGCGGTAGCACTTGTAGGAATAGCAACCTGTAACCCTGGGGCTTGCAGAACAATCGTGCCAGGAGCAGCGATTCCGGTAGCCACAACATACTTGTTGGTATCGCCAGCAAACGTAACCACATCACCGGCAAGCACAGTGCCTGTACCCGTAATCAGGGTAATGGAAGTTGCGCCTACAGCATAACCGGCTGTATTGGTTGTATATGCAGCACCAGTGCCCTTGGTATGTGAGCCCAATTGACCAGATTCGCGGATAGGCATACCGGCAACATCTAAAATCACGCCTTGGCGCAAGATAGAGTCCGTGCCTGCGGAGTTAACAGCAGACTGCTTACCCAGGAAGTTGGCACCAGAGGCCGTATTGATAACTAGCTGATTATCAAAAGCACCCGCGCCATTATCCTTGAGGATTTTAAGCGTATTGGAGGCGTCTGTGTAATCGTTAGCTGTGCCAAACGGAGTAGTTCCAGCAGTACCGTATGCACGACTAGCGGCAGCACGAGCAGCAGTTACCAGGGCAATCTCGATAGCATTTACATGAGCCCGCATTGCCTGAGCAATCATATCGCCGTAAACAGTCTCAAAACCTGAGCCGTTATTCAGATGCTTGATACCTTCACCGGTGAACGGGATTTCTACCGTTTCCATAGTGTCGAGCGTCATAGTCTTATTGGCTACAGTCTGACCAGTACCTTCCGGAATAGTCATTGCAGGGGTAAGAGTAGTGGGCGAAACTTCTGGAGTGACAAAACTACGGATAGTGTCGTCTTTCGCAGCAGCTTCGGAACCGCTATTAATTGTTACAGCAGGGATAATCCCTACAAGTTCGCGGCCGACTTTATCAGCAGCAATATAAATATCGCCTGCCAGGTCGGTAAGAGTATGTTCAGCCATGATTTAGAATCCTCAGTTAGTGACTTTGCCGCCTGACTTAGTAAACGCCATACGGTCTGCTTGGTTTAGTGCGTCAAACTCTGCACGTGTTTTTACTTTCGCAGCACCGCCGCCTTTATCACCACCGCCAGCACCACCGCCGGATGATTGATTGCCCTTCAATAACGCCATGTAGCGGGCATCATTTTTGAACTCGTTTTCAAGGTCGTCCATTGTCGATACGGTTAATTCGCCGCTCGCGTTGGTTACCTTTAGCCCTTCGCCCTCTGAATACTTGAGGCGCCTGGCTATAAATTCACTCAGCAGGTCAGCGTTACTGCCATCTGCCAATTTAGCCGCAATTTTCATCGCTGCTGTGTTGCATTTTTCAGTAGCAACCGTGCCCTTTAGTGTATCAAGCTCGCCCTGAGTCTTTTCCCGGGCTGCCTCGCTCGACTTATAAAGCTGCTCGTGGTCACCATCGGCCTTGGCCTTGGTTTCCGCTGCTACTCGCGCCGCTTCCTCAGCTTCACGTTTTGCAGTTTTAGCCTGCTTTGTCTCACCTAACAATTCGGCATTTTTAGCCTTTAATGAATCGTTGCTTTTTGTAATATCGGCAAGCTGTGCTGTTAATGATTCCAGTGTTGGCTCATCGCCTCCGCCACCACCACCGCCGCCTGCTCCTGGTTCACCTTCCATATAAACTGGTTTCAAAAAGTTAAGATTCA